GTGGATGACGAACCCGAACTTCCTGTGGAAGAATCGGTATTGGATTCAATAACCAAAGCACCGAAGACCAATTTTCCGAAGCGCGGTGATGACAAAAAGGTGAGTCTGCGAAACTCGCAATACGACCAATTCCCGCTGGCCGAAGCCGAAAAACTGCGAACTGAATGGCCGATGATTTGGAGGCGTGGAGGCAACATTCTCGGCAACACTCAATTTCAACGATTGAAGAAGGTTCACGAACAGATGGGCGAAGTCAAGACCCCAACAGATGAGAAGGCTGTGCGTCTGCGTGAGGCTTGGTCTGCTCGGCACTACAAAGACTTCCGACTCGCTGGAGTCGTGGCTCAAATCAAGTGGCTCATGGTCGGCAGTCGTGGGCTGTCGTTCATGCGAAAAGTCATCTCCGATGAGAAGAAACGCCTTCGGGACAGGGAGAAGAACGGAGATTCTGACCAAAACCATTGATATTCACCGAACCATTGATATAGGGGATGCGACTACGACCAACCATGCCCAACAAAGCATGGATTAGAGAAACCCCCGCCGATGTGATGAACCGACTCGCTGGAGAAGCCCGTCTTCACCGCATTCGTCGCCAACAGGAGATTGCTGTTGAAACGCCCGAACCAACCACTCTCGCAGACACGATGATGTCCGTGATGGAAGGCATGACCCCCGAAGAAGTCGTTTCACTTCTCCGAAAGGTCGTCAGCACCTTGAACCAAGAGTGAACCGCTTTCGTCATAAACCCCTTCGCTCAAGGAGGGGGGCATGGACAAGGTTCTCAACGCTCGCTACATTGAGTCCGAAGAGGACTTCGCCAGCAAGTCGGGCGAGGTCAAGGAATATCAAGTGGAGATTCGTGTGAACACTCCGTTCACGGTCATGAAGCAAGCCCATGACGAGCCAATGGACACGGGCGAATACGAGATGGCTGATGATGATGTCATGATTCGTGGTGCTGTGTATGTCGGCAACGAAGCCATGCTGGACAGGCATGGAGAACTCGTTGATATGGGTGCAATCATGAACGCATGGGACAAATATCGGCAGAACCCCGTCATCCTGTATAACCACTCCAAGACCAATGGTGTCATCGGTCGTATGGTTGATGTCAGCATGGAAAAAATGGATGGGATGGATGAAGAAGTCCCCTTCGGGCGAGCCATCATTGACGGTGGCGAGAAGGACATCGTGAGGAAGATTCGGAAGGGTCTTCTGCGAGCGTTTTCAATCGGTTTCATAGCCCGCGCGGCGGTTAAGGAGTGCAAGGATGAGGACTCATGTTATGTGCGATTCACCGAGATTGAGTGGCTTGAAACCAGCGTTGTTGATGTTCCAGCCAGCCCCAACGCTTTGTTCAGCGTGGAGAAGCACATCATTGGCTACGAAGACATGGGCGACCGAATCGCGATTCTGTTTGAGAAGCCAGCCAGCGAAGAAGCCCCAGCGGAATCGCCAGCACAGGAGAACTCCGTGATTGACTCCGATACGGAAGTGAAGGCTCACGATGGCTGTGGCTGTCAATCCGAAAAATCCGACTTGGAGGAAGAAGCGGAGGAAGTGGAGGAATCCGAAGAGATTTCACCTGTTGGAACATTTGACAGCGACTTGGTTGGCCGTTTAGAACTCTTGGAAGCCTATGTTGAAGCCCTTGAGAGCAAGGGTATTGAGCCCGATACGCTTAATACCCCTCTCGCTCAACCTGCTGGGCAACGAGGGAACGAAATGACCCAAGAAGAAATCATCGCATCCGAGAAGGAAGCAGAAGAAGTCGTTGTCAAGACGGAGGAAGAAGCCTCCGAAGAACCTGTGCTTGAAGAGGCTGTCAGCGAGGAAGTCGTTGAAGAAGTCGCAGAAGCAACCGAAGAAGAATCCTTTGAGGAAGAAGTCGTGGTCAAGGAGGCAGACGAGCCTTCCACCAACGACATTCTCATTGAAGTCGTCAAGACCCTCGCTGGAATTGACGCACGAATCGCTGGCTTGGAAGAGAAAATGGTCGTTGAAGACCTCTCCGATGAAGTCGCATCCCTCAAGGCTGAACTTGAAGCCAAAGACGCTGAACTTGCCGAGTTCAAGGCAAAGGCAGAAGAGATGGCTAAGGAAGCCGAGATTGAGGCAGAAGTCAGCAAGCGAATCGCAGAACGCATTGGCGATTCCCCAGCAGTCGTGAAGACCGCTGACCCCAAATCCCTTTCACCTGTGGTCAAGGAAGACATCACCCGCCATGACCCACAGCCAAATGTCAGCAAAGGCATGAACGGCCTTGCTGTGTGGCTGGAACAGCAATTGATTAGCAAGAGGGGTGCATAATCACAGTCCACCGATGATTCGGAAGACAAAACAAGGAAGTGAAGAAAAATGGATAACTTTGAGTTCAACGAAGTCGTAGCAAGAGTGAAGGATGCTCTCGGTGGTGCAGGTTCATCAACGGGTTCAACCTTCTTCCCAACAGAAACCAGCGATGAAATCATCCAAATCGTGTATGAGCAGAACTTCATGCGAAGTCTGTTCCCAGCGATGCCGATGTCCACTCGCACCGTGAATGTCCCAAAACTGTCGGGAAGCGTGAACTTCCACGCTCACACCCTTTCGGCTGTTGAGTCGGGAACGGAAGCAACCGAGTCCCGCCAAGCAACGACTGAAATCACCCTCACCTTGAAGACGATGATTGCGAATGTCCCAATCGGGAACTACCTCATCGCGTACGGTGTGGAAGGTCTTCTCACCGTTCTCCGTGATGACATCGCCTCTCGCCTCGCATACAACGAAGCGAACTTGATGATTAACGGGGACACCGAAACGGGTTCGTCATACGCTGACAACATCATGGGTGCTTACAACGCATCCACCAACCCAACAGGCGTGAACGCAACCAACAACGACTACCTGCTTGAGATGGATGGCCTTCGCAAGTCGGCCTCCGCCACCGCAGTCAGCGTCAGCGGAACTTTCGCCCTGTCCCACCTTCGTCAAGCCATCGCCACTCTCGGAGTGTATGCTGACAACCGTGATGACCTTGCCCTCATCGTTCCTCGCAACCTTGAGGTTCAATTGCTCGGCATCACCGAATTGCAGACGGTGGACAAATACGGTGCTGGTGCAACCATCCTGTCGGGTGAGATTGGCCGAATCTACGGTGTCCGTGTCTTCGGAACGGGTGTCATCCCAACGAACTTGAACTACGCTGGTGTGTATGACGGTTCAACGACCACGCAGACCCAAGCCATCTTGACCCACATTCGTTCCCCACTCATCGGCAACCCAACGCAAGCGGAACGCCGATTCAGCATGGGCTTTGAAGACGAGCCTCAACGCGACCGATTCGTGTTGATTCCTCGCCAAGACATCGCCTTCGGAATCCGATACAGCGACGCAATCTGCCTCTTGAACGGAATTGACACCGTTTGAGGCTGAACGCTGACCGCTGATGCGAACACAGGCAAGTGCCGTGAGGCTTTGAGGGCTTGACCCTCACACACCCTCTCGGAATGGCTGATAAACCGCTTCGGGAATGTTCATCTCATGACGGCAGAAGACTATTGCACAGTCGCAGAAGTCCGAAACTACATCGGGATTGCATCGGGCGATTCCTTTGGTGCAGATGACACGGCAATTGAAGGGTTCATCACCAACGCCTCTCGCATCGTGGATGCGTATGCCCTCCGACAATTTGCTTCAACGGAGAGTGTGGTTGAGTGGTTTGATGTGTCATACGGCCTCCAACACTTGACTTTATCCAAAAGACCTGTCGCTTCCTTGACATCTGTGGAAGAGGCTGATGGCGAAGGGTCGCTCACCGCACTCACCATTGGGCGAGCAAGAGGAACTGACCATGCGTATTTGGAAGACGGTGATGCTGGAATCGTGTCGTTCCACTATCCGTTCACAGAAACGCTGAAACAACGAGTCAAAATCACATACACCACAGGAGTCGTATTGGGGTCAATACCCGCAGAAGTCAAAATGGCGACCGTCATGATGGCTGGTCGTTCAGCAATCCGAAGTGCATTGACTGACGAAAACTGTCCCGACAGGCTCAAGGAGATGTGGATTCCTTTGCTCAAGTCCACCGATTCGGAAGTCAAGGAGATGCTGGAACTCGTCAAGCGTCATCGCAGTCTTGATGTCGCTGTGTTCGGAACGCACATCACGGATGGTGTGGTTTGGAGAACGGGGTGATTGAGTGGCGAAGACCGACAGGGGCGTTCCCGACAAAGACCCTCACACGATGGTCAAGGATTTTATTGAAGCCAATATGGAATCGCCCGATGGCTCTTGGACTCCAGCGGTCAATTCGGGTTGGCTCAAGGCCAAGAAGCAGAAGACATTCCAAATCGCGATTCAGCACATCTATGGCGAATCGGAGATGGCTCACTTTGGGCTCGGAACGCAGGTCGCCATGACCTCACGGCAGTTCCTCCAAATCACCCTATTCGCACCGACCCGCACAGGCGTGTGGAGTCTGTTCCAAAAACTCAAACTCGCTCTCAACAACGGAACGCTGGCGTACGCGCCCGATGGGATTGACGACTATCACTACATCATCATCCGAAGGACTGAACTCTCCAAACCCATGACCATCTCCGAGCCCGACTGCGACTTCGGTGGGAATAACGATGACAATTGCATCGGCTATCGCATTGATGTGTCCGTTGAGGTTCGCTGGGAAGAGTGATGCTGGGAACGCTGTGAGCCAACGCATAGAGCCCCGTAGCCACCCAAAACCAAACGACCACGCTGATGTGGGGTGGATTCCGAAACCCCTTGCTCATCATGTTGATATTGCGAAGCATTGATATACCCCCTTCACTTCCCAATCATCATGGCCGACCAATGCCCTATCAAGTGGTTCAATGCTGACGAGATGGTGGATGCAATCGCGTTCCCCGAAAACGAACAGCGTTCAATGACGATTCAAGAAGTCAAGGAGATGGCTTGGTCGGACATCATGGAACAGGTTGAGTTTGAGTGTGATATTGAAGTCAATGGCTCGTTCATCACCGATAAGTTCGGAGTTCAGTCGTTCATCGTTTCAAAGTTCAAAGACGGCATCTATGGCGAGGCAGTCATGTGCGTTGTTGGTTCTTACGATGTGGCTAAGGTTGTAGCCGACCGCCACGAAGGTGCTGGTGTAGTCCAATACGCAAGCAACGGCTTCGTCATCGTGTGCTGATTCCTTGCTCATCATGTTGATATTGCGAAGCATTGATATACCCCCTATGCGTAGCACTCACCATGACCCGACACACTCACATCGTTGAGTTCACGACCCCGATGACCGAGCGCGAACTGAAAGTCGCTATCGGCAAGGCCGTTTCCTTTGTCCAAGAAGAATCCAACACCATCGGGCGACAGGTTGCCGAAGCAGATGCGTTCCGCTGGGTCAAGCACCCATTCACCAACATCACATACGAGGACAAGCAAGTGGACAAGCCCACCAGCCTCCCCTTTTACACCACGCACGACTTTCAGTTCCGCATGGTTGATGGAAAAATCCAGCAATACGCAGTTATCCACCTATCCATACAAGTCGGTGGACAGGTCAAGGGCGATTCAATGACTCTTGACGAGATGCCCGAAGACTTGACAATTGAAGGCATCAAGTTCGGCAAGACCCGAAGCCGTCAAGGAACGGTTTGGATGGACTTCACGGGCGATTCTCACGCCTTCGTCTTCTTCGTTGCCTTGAAGGACTGCATGACCTTTGAAACGCCCGATGAACTTCGTGAGGCTTATGTCGGCTACGGGCGACAACCCACAGACTTCCAACGCATTGACTCGGCAAGGGGATTCGCACACGGGATTCAGCGAGTCAAGGAAGCAAACGGCATCACAGCCGTTTCGGATGAGAACACCATCAAGGCCATCACGCTTCTCTATGAAGACCGCAAGGACAGGCAGGGTTGATTCACTCTTCCTCATCGGGATTGAGCCGACCGAACTTCCGCTGGATGCGTCTGCGTTGGCGACCTTCCGCCTTGCGTCTGCGAGTGTTGTCCTTGCGAGCCGATTCGTTGGGCAATCGGTTGTTGTAGTCATCGCCCTGTTCCTCAAACCGCTTGCGTTCACGGGCGCGATGACAATTGGAACACACGGGTTCGCACTTCTTGATTTCAGCGAGGACTCGCTTCCACGCGATTCCATCGGAGAGCATTCGTGAGATGGTTCGTTCCTTCGTATCGCGGTCAATATGGTCAAACTCCATCGCCCACACATTCCTGTGGCCTTCAAATCCACAGTCGGTGCAGACGAGTTCCTTTTTGTATTCCTCATATTGACGCTTGATTCTCTCTCGCCTTCGCTTCGCCTTCTCAAGATACATCTGCCTGTTGCTTGCGTAGTGCTGTGGGTTGTATCGCTTTTGATACGCCTTCCGCTTCGCAGGGTCTTTGTAAGGCATTGAACCGCAATAGCGGTTCGCGGTTATTGAATGAAAGGGTGGAGAGCAGGGGGTAGAAAGGGCATACCGACCCACCAGCGAGCCCCTGCCCTCCGTCATCACCGATGTGAGAGCCGAAACACAAGGAGGTGGTGATGAGAGGTGATTCCCGCTGGCGAATTGAAGACCAACCCCCACCTTATTAAACCAAGTGCGTGGTGGAAATTGCATGAGCGACCTCATGGAACTCACCAAGAAGCAATTGATTGCCCTGTGCGAAGAAGCAGGGTTGGACACGGATGGAACGAAGGCTGACCTCGTTGCTCGTTTGGAAGCACCCGCAGAATCACCCGCAGAAGCCCCTGTGGAAGCCGTTGTTGAGGAAGTGGTGGAAGAACCCACCCCAGCCCCAACAAAGCCCAAGAAAGCCACGCAGAAGGGCTCTATGCCCGATGTGGAAGACGAGAGCCTCTCCAGCGAGGATTTTGTCAAGCAAGCATACCTCGCTATCCTCAAGCGTGAGGCTGACCCAAGTGGCCTCAAGCACTACACACGGGCATTGGATTTGCACCGAACCTTGACTCGCCAGCAGGTCTTGGACAAACTCTCCGATTCGGAAGAAGCCAAGTCCCTGTGATTTGAGCGATTAAGACATTGATACGACAAAGGTTTGATATACCAGCATCGGCTGGTTCATATCATGTCGGACAACCGAACACCGAAGAAGGGACACACCGAATGGGGAACAGGTCTTGGGCGAATCCACCTCGTTCATTCCATGACAGGTCGCTGTATGGGATGCAAGAAGAAAGTCGCCAAGTGGGTCGGCCAGCAAGACATGACTGTTCAAGAAGTCAAGGAAACCGACTTCGGCCTTTGTTCCTTCGTGAGCGACTTTTGGCTTGACCAATTGACGAACTGAAATAAACCCCACAGACCCATCGTGAAGCATGGGTCGCAATTGGGGCGCGTCGGCACTCGCTCGGTCGGGCAGAACGATTCCATCGTGGAGTCCTCGCCCTCTCGCGTACGATGAAGACTATTTTTGGCTCACGCTACGCTGGGGTCAATGGGCTGGTGATGGTGCGACCATATCGGGAACAGTCGCTCTCGTATCGGGCGAGAGCATGGGTGAAATCGCCCCTGCCTTGCTTCCTTATCCGTTTGCTGGATGGGGCTACAACACGGATTCGGCCATCGGATTCGGCACACGAACCGAACCCTATGTCGTGCCTGTCCTGTCGCAATCGGGGACTCTCCTGTTCCACGATTCCACCTTCTTGGACAGATGTTGGCTATCGGTTTCGGGGACTCTCCAGCGTGAACTTGACGAGCGTGAGAAGCGAACTTTTCGCCCAAACTTCGTCAAGCAGTCGTGATATTGACTCCGATAACAGCCTCGCTGTCCAAACCCAATCTCAAAACCATTGATATTCCGAAGGTATTATAGGGGGCAACCTGTTGGCTCACATCATGCAGAAGCAACACTTCGTCAAAGTCCGAGAAGACGGCCAGCGATTCGTGGTCTATTGGTTCATCGTTGAGCCAACGCGAACATACGGGGGCGACATCATCGGAATCCAGCACAGCCGATGCAACGCTATGGAGGTCGCATACAGCGTAGCCCAGCGACACGGCACTACGGTCGTCATGCACCAAGCGTGAACCAATTCCGTTAAGAACCGCATTGACCAACCAATCGGTATGGCGGTTCACTCTTTCACAGGTGTCAGCGGAAAAATCACCGTGTCGGGAAGCATTGTCGGATTCGTTTCGGGCGACTTCTCAATGACTGCGACAACGGGCAAATACATCACACTCGGAACGAACTACAACACGGCACACACTCGCGGTGTGCGAACTGTGTCGGGCTCGCTCAAGAAAGCGTGGGGTGTCAGCGATGACGAACTCTTTGATTGGTTCAACAACGACACCGAACTTGACATTGAGTTTGACGCTGATGACGCTGGAACGCACACATACACCGTGTCGGGCTGTGTCTTGACCGACCTTGCGATTGAAGGACTTGAAGCAGGGAACGAGGGTGCGTTGATGATTAACGCTTCCTTTGAGGGCTTGACTTGGGCTCGCGATTGAGGTGATTCACTTTGTCTTGGCTGGATTCAACATTGGATGCTCACTCTTCTGCTATTGAGGTCAATACCGCTGGTCTTGGGCTCAAGGGAGAAGACGGGAAGGAACTCAAGACGCTCATGGCGAAACCGCTGTCGGCTCACGAATATCAAGTTCTCAAGAACGAACCCGAACTCCGAACTCTCATCGGCCAAGACAGAACCGAACTGCTTGGCCTTCGCATGACCTTTGAGATGCTCAAGAAGTGCGATGATTCGCTCAAGTGGGGCGTGTTCCGTCAATTGCCTCTCACCCTCATCGCTGAACTCGCCCAGCGTGTCAGCGAGGCTGTGGGCTCACCATCCGAGAACGGTGGTGGTGCGTTGGGGGAAGCGTGAGGTTCGCCCGTTCCACAGAAGGACAGTTCTATTTTGAATTGCTGGCTAAGTTCGGGCTCACCCCTCAACAATGGAGGGAACTTGACCCCCGCGACACGACATTCTTAACCCACGCATTCCTTGAACGGACTAAGCGTGAGCATGAGCAACAGAAGCGACTGCAAGCGAAGAACAGGAGGCGATGAGCGTGGCGATGGATAGCGTGGCTAAAATCACGGCCATCGTTGAAGCGCGTACGGCTGGCTTCAAGAAGGGAATGGCGGAGGTCGGAAGTGGGCTCACGGTTGCTGGTGGTCGTTTCAGCCGATTCGGTGAAACGGCTCGCAAGTCCTTCGTGGCGGTTCAAATCGGTGCTGTGCTTGCAGGTCAAGCCCTCGTTGCTGGCTTCGCAGTCAAGGCTTCAAAGGCGTTCATTGAGTTTGAGGATTCACTCCTTCGGACTTCGGCTATCATGGGCGGGAAGTCCATCTCGGACATTCAACGAGTGGCTGACGAAGTGATGCACTTGGGTGCTACAACCCGTTCCACAGCCGTTCAAGTGGGCGAGGCGGCGCAGATTTTGGCGTTGGCTGGTTTGAAGGAAGAGGACTTGGTGGACAACAAGGCACTTGAGCAATTGAACAACCTCGCAATCGCCGCTGGCGTTGATATGCCGACCGCCGCTGGCGTTGCGATTTCAGCCCTTAAAGGTATGGGAATGGAAACCAGCGAATTGGGTCGCGTGAACGATGTGATGATGCAAACAATGAGCAATTCGTTCACTACGGTTGAGTCGCTTGGGCAGACCATGAAGTTCCTTGCACCAACGGCTCGCGCGGCGGGCATTTCATTGGAAGAAGCATCCGCCGCGGCGGGTGCATTGGGCAACGCAGGGCTTCAAGGAACGATGGCTGGAACAGGTATGCGTATGGCTATCAACAAACTCATCAAGCCGACTACGGAGGCTCGGAGGGTCATTGAAGACTTGAACCTCAATGTCTTCCGATTGACTCCAGCGGGTGAATCGGCTCGCAACAGTCTGCGAGGGGTTGAGGCTGGGTTGGAAGAAACTCGGCTTCAAGCGGAGGGCGTGAACCTTGAAATCAAGGCACTCAACAGCGAACTCAACGACCTGTCCATTGACCAGCAGAAGAACAACCTTGAGATAGCCAAAATCCGCCAGCGAGCATCCAAGCAGGGTCGTGAATTGACCAAGCGTGAGATTGAACAGATTGAGCGTTTGGAGATGGCGAATGATGACTTGAACATCACCATGCAAGAACGCAGTTTGGAACTGTCCATCCAGCGAAGAGAGCAGACGCAATTATCGGAGTCAATAAGCAGTCAAGAATCGGAGATGAACTCGCTCAACCAAACCATCACCGACCAAACTCAAGGACTGACATCGCTGACCGATTTGTTCCAGCAATTGCGCGATGCTGGTGCGACAACATCGCAGATTCTCCAAGTCTTCGGTGTGCGTGGTGGAAACGCAATCAACGCCATTTTGGGACAGGCCGATGCCTTTGAGGAATTGGTCGCCAAGAACGAGGATGCAAACGGCAGAACTGCGGAGTTCGTTCAAACCATGACAGGCTCAACGCAGAACGCCCTGTTTGAATTGCAGTCAGCCTTCACAGCGTTGATGATAACAGTCGGTGAACAGTTCGCCCCGATGATAAAGGACACACTCGTTCCAGCACTCATCTTGGCGACTGAAAAATTGGGCGATGAAGGCTTCGTGGAGGCGATGGGAGAAATCGCTGACAAATTGGTTGAGGTCTTGCCCCAATTGATTGATTCCTTCGTGCCTGTGCTGATTCAAATGGCGGAACAGTCGGATGACTTGATTTATGTCTTCGTGGCTCTCGCTCACGCTCTCCGATTCCTCATGGTTTTCATTGAGCCCATCTATGAATTGCTGGGCGGTATCGGGATGATATTTGAGGGAATCGCGACCCTAAATCCACAGATGATTTTTGAGGGGCTTGGAAAGGCGGCGGGTGGTCTTGCACTCATATTGATGCCGATATACAGGCTGGTTGAAGCGATTGCTGATTTCTTGGGCATTATTGACGAGGAAGGAACGGGCGCGCAACGGGCTGGGTCGGGTGCTTTGAAGGGGGCGGCGGCTGGTGCGTTGGTCGGTTCTGCTGTCCCCGTTGTCGGAACGGCGGCGGGTGCTGTCGTGGGTGGAATCATCGGTGCTGGGCTCACGATGTTCGCAGAAGGTGGAATCGTGAACGAAGCCACGCTGGGTGTCTTCGGTGAGGCTGGTTCGGAGGCTGTGATTCCGCTGGACAGACTCCCTGCATTGATGAGCGAATCAATGGGAGGGCAAGCCTCAAAGCCCGAAACCACAGTCGTTTTCAGCGGGGACATCATCATTGGCGAAGGCAACAACCTTTCAAAGCGCGATGTTGAGCAGATAATGGTGGAAACGATGCCGAAGGTGTTCAACCGATTCGGAATGCAAGGTGCAAGGGGTGTGATTTGATGGCTTCAACCAAACAAAGCATCACACAGACCTTCTCACGCATGAAGAACGGCCTTGCTGAACTCCAGCGGTGGTTTCCAGCCTTCATCAAGAATGATGGCGTTGGAGGGCTCTCCATTGACCCTGTGCTGTATCGCACAAACTTCTCCGCCAAGACCCCAGCCCAAACGGGTGGCTACGATGACGAAGCCAGCCAAGCAGGGATTCGGGTGGAGGCAATCAACGATGACGGCACAGATGTCAGCAACAACCCAACCATCGTCATATCGGGAAGCGGAACACTCAACGCCAAATGCACCATCAACCATGATGATGGAAGTGGCTCAACCGTCATTCGCTTGATTGCACCATCGGGCGACTTGAC